GAAATAATCTCTCTCGCAGAAAACTTGTAGATGGTACCATCGCAGGGATCGGAAATGCTCAAAATACTTTCCCAGGTATAGCGAATAAAAAAGTAGTTTATGAGACTATCACTATACCGCTCCCCGTGTGGGTGACGGTTACTTATGAAATTAGCTTGAGAACGGAATATCAACAACAAATGAACGATTTAGTAACCCCGCTCCTGCGACAGGGGGGCTTAAATAGTATGCCGCATCCGCTTGAGCGGGATGGTCACAAATTTGAAGCCTTTATTAATGGCAATTTTGCCAATAATTCTAATAGTTCAGGCCTTCAGATGGATCCCAGGAATTACGAAACAATTATAACTCTAGATGTCCTTGGATATTTAATTGGCGATGGTCCTAATGAGGCGCGCCCCAAGGTAGTAATTAGAGAGAATGCGGTGGCTGTTAAAATCCCTCGCGAGCGCACGATTGTAGGCGATATAGACGAATATTTGGGAGAACGGGGCTTTTATAGAGAATAGTAGGAGTTTCCAACTCGGCTTTACTATTTATTTAAGAAAACTTGTAGAAAATTAACTATTTAATTTTTCATCAATAAGGAGATGCTACGCAATGTCAGTAGATAGATTTAGATTTGTTTCACCCGGCGTTTTTATTAATGAAATTGACCGGTCCCAGATCCCGCGGGTTCTTGCGGTTAGACCGGGTCCCGCGATCATCGGCCGCGCCGAACGCGGCCCCGCGCTTAAGCCGGTAACTATTAATTCTTTTAACGAATTTGTAGAAACCTTTGGCAACCCAATTCCTGGTGGCAAAGGAGGCGACGTTTGGGCGGAAGGAAACTACTCTGCGCCCACCTACGCGGCATTTGCCGCCCAGGCCTACTTGGCCAACGATGGCCCTATTAACTTCGTGAGGCTTCTAGGCGACCAGGATCCAGCCGCCTCTACCGACACCGGCAAAGCTGGTTGGCGTATTCCAGACCTCGGCACAAGCGACGGCAACGGCGTTTACGGTCTCTTTATCTTTAAGTCCTCTTCTGCGGCTGGTGCGCAGGCCAATGGTCCAACTACTAATCATACTTCCGGCACCCTGGCCGCCATGTTTTATGTAAACCAGTCGGCTAGCGTTCAACTCGCCGGCGCGGGTATGGGCACCGGTTCATATGTGCCTTCGGCATCTCAGGGTACTGGCATGTTCTTGCAAACCGTGTCCAACGCCGGGGCCGAAGAGTTCAAAATTGTGATTGAGAACAGCTCTGGTACAACGCAGCTAGCTTCGACCTTCAACTTCGATCGTTCGAGCGGCCGCTACATTCGCAAAGTCTTTAACACCAATCCCCAACTGACGAACACCAGTATTACTCCCACTTCCAATCGGGAGTTGTATTGGCTCGGTGAAACGTTTGATAGAAACGTACGAGACAATTTCCCAGGCTATGGATCAGATACGCTATTTGGTGTCATAGTAGGAATGGGCTCCGGCAGTAGCAAGAGTGCTGGTGAATTTAAGACCTCCTACAAGAAGCCTCAAACACCGCCCATTATTGCGCAGGACGAAGGGGAAGCTGCTTCATTTAATGTTAATAATACTCCCAGCGAACTGTTTAAAGTTATTGCTTTAGATTCAGCCGAGTGGACACAGAACAATATCAAGATCTCTATCGTTGATGTGAAGGCTAGTCCAAATCCGGACTATGAGCCTTTTGGCACCTTTGGATTGCAGGTTCGTAAACTCAGCGATGTGGATACTAATCCTCAAGTATTGGAGGAGTTCAGTAACCTCAATATGAATCCCAATTCGCCCAACTATATTGCGCGCCAGATTGGTGATATGACCAGCACGTGGGACAACACTCTTCGAAAGTATCGAGAGGAAGGTGAATGGCCTAATCGGTCTAAGTATATTCGTGTTGACATGCTCAGTTGGAGAGGATCTCCGGAGCATCTTCTGCCTTTCGGCTATAAAGGTATCCCCAAGTGGAGAGGGTTTAATTTCACCTCCGGCTCACAGTATTTTACTACTTTAAATTTAAGTGGTTCGGCACTGGGTGGTTCAGGATCCATCGCGGAGAGAGTCAATTTGGCCGACAGCGCAACTTTTGCAGTAGGCTCCGGAAGTATTTATCGCTTCGGGCCGTCAGACTGGCACGAGAACGAGAACCTCCCGCGTCTTATGACGACCTTGGGGTCCGTGACCGCGGCGAGCTCTAGTTTTGGGCTCACGGCCAGCTTCCAATACCCAATACTGCCGGTACGAGTTTCAAGTTCGGATGGTGGTCTTTCGGATGGCACTAATGCCTATTGGGGCTTTGCCACTACCAAGTCGAGAACTTCAGTGGTGTTTGAGCCGTCAGTTCGAGAGCATCTTCGCATGCGGCCTGTCGAGTTTGATCGTACCGATCCAGATTCCGATAGTTTCCTCGAGAGAGGCCCAGGATTTAGTTTGGATGATCTTGTTTATGATACGACCAATAGTCGCGTAGGCCATAGTGGGTCTGCGATGATTGGCATCGCGGGCAGTGGATCGTTTGCCTATCAACAGGCGGGCGCGCTTCTTGGGAATGGCAATCGCAAGCAACTAGGAGCCCGCGCAGCGGGAACCTCCATAACGGCGGTTAGTAGTTCCTATGAACAAATACTTAGTCTCGGCTATGATCGCTTTACGGTGCCGTTATTCGGCGGCTTCGATGGTTTAGAAATTACAGAGGCTGAACCGTTTAGCAACACCTCTCGCGGCGTCGGTGCTGTTGGCGCCACTCCGGCTGAGATTAGTAACGCAATGTTCTATACGGTTAAGAAGGCGATCAATACGGTGGCCGATACAGAAGTTGTTGATACCAACCTATTGGCGGTCCCCGGTATTACAAATATTGGTATTACAAATCACGCACTTACGGTTGCAGAGGAACGCGCAGATACCCTAGCGGTTATCGATCTTGAGGGAGGCTATACTGCTTCCTATGAGAATACCGACAGTTTTAATACACGCGGGGGCTCTGTTGCCACTACGGTGACTAAGATTAAGGCGCGCGCACTCAATAACAGTTATGGCGCTGCATATTACCCATGGGTTCAAGCGCTTGATTCACTTTCGGGAGTCCGCATCTGGATGCCGCCTTCTGTGGCTGCCCTAGGTACTTACGCATCGTCCGCACGACGCTCCGAATTGTGGTTTGCACCGGCTGGTTTCAACCGTGGAGGCCTTACACAGGGTTCTGCAGGGATTCCTGTAGTAGGTGTCGTCGAGAAGCTGACAAGCAAGCAGCGCGATGATCTCTATGAGGTAAACATTAACCCAATCGCAAGCTTCCCCAACGAGGGAATCGTCATCTTCGGTCAGAAGACGCTGCAAGCAACGCCTTCGGCCCTAGACCGGGTTAACGTGCGTAGATTGCTCATCTTCCTTAAGAAGCAAATTTCTAGAATTGCCACGACCGTTCTGTTTGATCCGAACGTTCAGGTAACCTGGGATCGCTTCCTGGGGCAAGTAACTCCGCTGCTCAAATCGGTACAGTCTCGGTTTGGTTTGCAAGAGTACCGCGTGGTGCTGGATAGAACTACAACGACGCCCGAGTTGATTGATAGAAATATCATGTACGCGAAGGTATTCTTGAAGCCCACACGAGCCATCGAATTCATCGCTCTGGACTTTATAATTACACGGACTGGAGCGTCTTTTGATGATTAATAAAAAGGGGCCGTTTTCTAACGGCCCACTAATTAAGATAAACAGGAGAATATAAGACAATGGTTGGAGAATTTTGGAATAATGCAGCGGTAGAACCGAAACGCTCACATCGGTTTCTGATGCAATTCGAATTACCTGGTGGGACCACTACTCAGATATACACGCGACGGGTCACAAAGCCAGCCTTTGATATAGGTCAGTCTGAGCACAAATTTTTGGGACAGACCTTCTATTATCCCGGCGCGATTACGTGGAACGATGTTAGCTGCACCTTAGTGGACGCCGCTACTCCCAACTTTGATGCTCTTTTACAGGTCCTGCTTTTAAGTTCCGGCTGGGTCACTCCAGATGGTGTATCACGCACCGGCAATGTCGACAATGGCCGAACAATTAGCAAAGCAGCGGCTAATGGAGTCCTAGGCTCTGTCTTGATTAAGGAACTGCGTCCTGCTGGGGACCCCACAAACCCACTCGGTTATTGGCAATTGGAAAATCCATGGGTTAAGAGCATTAGTTATGGCGATTTGGATTATTCCTCCGAAGAGCTGTTGACTGTTGATGTTACGTTCCGTTATGACTGGGCAATTTATAGGACTGGACCGCCGCTCGGCGCGGGCTAAGGAGCTAGCTGGTGCCTTTTTGGGGCGGCGGCTGGTCGAATCCACACTGGGAGCCGAAACGCCCCTTCCGGTTCATTGTACCTTTTCCGATAATTGTACCCGATAGAGACCAGACAGAAGCGTCTATAGCCACTTTATCTAAGAATTCCCGCTTTCCATGGAATCAATTCGAAGAGGGTCAAACGTTTGATTATCCCTGTGTACGCTGTAAAAAGCCCGGTTTTACCACCGAAATGTATCGCGCCACCAACGTTGTAGGTGGTTACCAGCCGTATCTTAAGAATGCACCGGCTAGTTTTGAGTTTACACCGGTGGACTTAGAACTGGTCGACACTTATGATTTCGACTTACAAGCTACTTTGACGGCACTTCTTTATGGAGCCGGCGAGTTGCCTCTACTAGATGGTACCACCACCGGCGCGCCCTATACCGCCACTCCGCGCCCAATCCCTATTAGTAATATGGGCAAGGACAGCTTCGATTTTCAAATTGTGGAGCTACTAGACATTACTGCAAGAAGAGGGCCCAACATTACTACAGGCCCGGGCGGCGAGACACAAATAGTGTTTGCCGAGACCCAAGGCAGTCCGAGCCAAGGGCGCCCGGAGTCGGAACTTTATCG